TTCTCTTGGAACAATCTCATGTTGCAGAAGTGGGTAGATCACAACGGTGAAGAACATCGGGTGTTAGACGATTACAATCGCAACGTTACTCTTGTGGATCTAACAGCACAGCCGCAAGAGATCAGGGACAAAGTTGACACAGCCATTCGTGAACAAGTCAGCCACAAAGACATTGGACAAGTTGGTGTAAGGTTTATGAAATTTTGCGGCAAATTTGAACTAACCAAAGCCAGTGAGCAAGCAGAACAATATGCTCGCTGGTTAAATGAAACATACAAAGGGGAACATGCAAATGATAACAGCAAAACCAGTAGTTGATAAACAGTACTGGATCTTGAGACAAGATGGTCACAAGATTGGCAATATTGAAGCAGTGGATGATGGGTTTCAAGTCAAGATCAACAACGAGGTTACTCGGTTCAAAACCGTTAACATGATCAAACAACGTGCGGCAATTGAGTTTGAGACTGTGGGTAACAAACCCAGTCGCGATCCTGCCACATTCCACGTACATGGATTTCCAGCAGGTTGCAGAGTACACAATCCCATCTGGGATGTAAAACACAAACTGCCATTGTACACCAAAGACAAGAAATCCAAGTCATGGTATGCCGCTGGATGGTACCAGGTAAAACAACACAGGCATTGGGAACTGTTACAAAGCCCAAAACTAATTTCTCTAGAACGTTACCCTTACCAGGGTCCATTTTTAACAAAGGAACAAGCAAATGACAAATCCGTTTCGTGACTTTGATACTAAATACAAGTATGATTTACTTGTACAAAAAAACACATAGAGTCACTAGATTACAATATCTAGGTAAAACTGCTAATCTTAATCCTTACACTTATCCAGGTTCGGGAAAAAGATGGCGAGCACATTTAGATAAGCATGGGTACGAGTTTGACACTGAAATTTTAGTTGAAAGCAACGACCCGGGCAAAATTGCTAGAATGGGTCTATATTACAGCAAACTTTGGAATGTAGTAGAAGATGAAAATTGGGCTAATTTAAAACCTGAATCAGGTGATGGCGGCACATTTATACACACTGATGAAGCAAGAAAAAAAATAGGCGATGCTCGACGAGGTAAAGCAAGCGGGTTTAAAGGACTGTCGTATGAGGAAATACAAAAAAATAACGAGGCCGCACAACATCGTCGAGAAAAACATAGCAAATTAATGTTAGAAAATAATCCATTTAAAGGTAAATCTCACTCAGTTGAGACTCGACAACAGATGGTCGAGTCTGCTAAACTAAGATCTACTTTAAGTGAAGAAGACCGTAAAGCACGTTGGGGACATCATAAAGGAAAGCCCTGGTCTGAAGCTCGAAGAGCTGCACAATTAGAAAAGAAACTTAACAAAGGAAAACAATGAACCCGTTTAGAGATCAAGAAAAATTCATGCGAGCCTGCGATCAAACCGTGGGTACAGAAAACCTTGAACAGTACAAACTGTACCATGAGTTAATTAGAGAAGAAGTACAAGAACTCGAAGACAGTAGAACCAAAGAAGACGACCTTGATGCACTAATTGACATCTTGGTTGTTACCATTGGTGCCATTCACTCCATGGGTGCTGATGCCGAAGGTGCATGGAAAGAAGTAATGAGCACAAACTTTGCCAAGATTGATCACGAAACAGGTAAGGTACGCAAGCGTGAAGATGGCAAGGTACTCAAACCACTAGGGTGGACACCACCCAATCTTAAACCATTTGTTAAAGGGGAATAAAATGTTTGGCGCAAATTATACAGATGGCGGTATTTTAAATTATCGCTCAGCAGGAGAAATTAATTCAGCAATGGGCCGTGTGTATGGACACATGAGTCTAGCAGTGATTGTGTCAATGTTGGTTAGTTACTTTGTGGGCTCTAGTCCAGAGTTATTAGCATTCTTTTTTACAGGTATTCTAAAATGGATTGTGATCTTTGCACCGTTGGCGGCTATTTTTGGCGTTAGTTATGTGCTAGGTAGCAACCCTAGCAAACCGGTTGCTCAATTATGCTTACATGGATTTGCGGCCTTAATGGGATTGAGTTTTTCAATGATATTTGCTGTGTTTTCTATGGGATCAATTGTTAGTGCCTTTATGGGCGCAGCAATTTTATTTGGAGTAATGAGTGGTTACGGCTACTTTACCAAACGTAGTCTAGATAGTCTTGGTAAGTTTATGTTCGTTGGCTTGATTGCTATCGTAATTGCCAGCATTGTCAATATCTTTATTGGCTCAACAGTAATGCAAATGGTTATCAGTGCCCTGGCTATTATTATTTTTCTTGGATTAACAGCATACGATACACAACAGATCCGTGAAGAGTTAAGTACAGAAACTAGCGATGCAGCCGAAGTTCGTGGTGCATTGACATTGTACATGGACTTTATTAATTTGTTTCTAAACTTGTTGCAACTGTTTGGTGATAGAAAGTAATGAGCCTACACATCAACAGGTTTATTGACTCTGTCAAAGCGCACGAGGCACGTGGAACACAACAGTTCATGATGCCCTTGCGTGATGCCAAAGATCTACATGCAGACATTACCAAGCTATTGCTTGTGGTTAATGAACTGCGAGACCGGCTACAAAACCAAGAGGTTATAACCGTGGAGTTGGCTGGCAAGGCGTTCTAAAACTGCATATATTATGATAAATAAATGCAGAGAGAATACCTATGTCAAGACCTAAACCAAAAGTATTATTGGAACTGACCAATAAACAAACTTACAAAACTGAACAAGTATTGGAGAGTGCAGGCATCTGGGCTGTATTTTTTGATAATCAACCTATTAATTTAAAAACAGGTAATCTGTTGACACAATATCCAGGTCCTAAGTATAAAAAAGTCAGTTTTTCAAATCCGGGACACGCAATTAACCTAGCACGTAAACTCAATATACAGTTCAAAACTGACAAGTTTGGTGTGGTATTACTAACTGCAGGGGAAAAGATTTACCCCGATGCGAAATAAAACTGAGTTTACCAGCATACTGTTAAATCAGTTGCCCGAACAAGAACGCATTAGTTTTGACACGGCTCGGGTAATTTGGTGGAAAAACATTCGCAATGAATCAGGGTTGAGACTCACTCTTGAAGGTCGTAGAATAATGAAACTGCTGGATATTGAAAGTTACATATTCAAGATAACCGCAGATCGCATTAATCAGAAAATACTGTTGTTGCTGGATCAGAGATTACAAGATCCATATTTTATATTCACTGACAAACGTTTCCCCAGTGTGGAATTCTACGGGAGCAAAGAAGCAGTGCTGGCAAATCTCTATGGAGATCTGCAAAAGTTCTTGGAAAGCTACAACGGTTGACCAAAATTCCTTCATGTGTTATACTGTAAGTACAGTAAATATCAACCCAGGAGAAAGGACCAGCAAATGCTAAAGTATTTCATTTTCCGCATTGAATATTCTCAAACAGATCAGACCATGATTATTGTTCAAGCAGAATCTAGGCAACAGGCTGAGAAATATCTCAAGCGCAATGGTCACAATGGTCCCCGGTATGTCACATACTACGGTGAACAGGAAACTATCCCAGTTGCTAACTAAAAAGTACTACAACTCAAAGTAGTACCAGAGTATTACAATTTTAGTACTACTTTTTCATGTGCAAAAACACTTGACCAGAACTGCCCGAAATGCTATAATACATACATGAACACAAAAACAGTAGCCCGCAAAAAACGTACAGATCGCACTCATGTGATCTACATGATTGAATCGGGCGTGGACTTTTATATTGGTGTAACTGCCAAGACCGAAAGCACTGTGAAGAAGTCAGTAATGACTCGTTGCCGCAAGCACTTCTACCGTATGCGTAGCGAAGACAAAGGTTGGATGCTGTACGAAACCATGCGTGAACGCGGCGTTGGCAAGTTTACTGTGCGTGTGATGGCTGTGGTGCGTGGCAAGACTCATGCACATAATCTGGAGCGTGACATGATCCGTGAAATGAAACCCAACCTGAACACCGACGTTCGTGGAGTTGAAGAATGAACAAATTTAAACTTATATCTTGTGTGGTTAGCGTTGCATTAATGTCAGGATGCGCCACTAATGCTCAAAATGCCGCACTAGTCGGTGCAATAGGAGGTGCAATTATTGCTACTGAGTTAAATCAACCCAGACAGTTTTTTGTTGCCCCGCCACGCGCCCGACCATTAACCTGCTACACTCAATTGGTTGGTCGCGATGTTTACGGTCGTGCAGTTTATCAACAAGTGTGCCGATAAGTTTAAAGAAATATTTTGGAGTTGAAGAATGAAGCCAAGGTCAGCCAATGGTGTGGAAGGACATTTAATCTACACGCTAAATGGAAAATACATGTTCCGTGTTTATGATGCTGAACATAATTTTGTAGACTATGATTTACAACATAGTGACTTGTGTGTTACAATATGTGATGAAGATGCGTATTTTTATCTCAACTCGGTATTGGATCACGCTCCCTCGACATTAGGAGTTGAAGAATGAACGAACTTGAAATAGCATTGAAAGATCATGACTGGACACTAGAGGGCTGGCGAGCCAGAGTAGAACTAGATCGTTTGACCAAAGCATCAGACCCCGGTGATGCAAAATCTCTATGGGAGAAATATTGTCCATGGAGCGACACCAATGGTGGATACATTGCCTGGGCCAAGATCAAATTATGAAAAGTTATATAACCAATCGATACCAGTCTGTTAAGTTGCCCTACAGTCCCGAAATGTTGGAGTGGCTGCTGACCACTTATCCCCATTCAAAATATCATGTGGTGGAAGTAACATGACTGATATTTCCAAAAGTCCCGAGCGCGGTACATTTCATACAAATAATGTTCTCAAACAAGTTGAAGATGGCACCATTGATTCTGAAATCGCAGAACGACAGATTGAGTATTACAAATCTTGGCAAGGCGAAGTAGCTGATCGCGAAAAACAAACCGAATGGCAACAAAACAACATGGAGTATGATTTGCGTAGTACTCCGTGGATCCTTGAAAAAGTTCGCGGTGACGATGTGTATGCTCAAAACTTGTATGCGGCAATATGCAACAACAACTTTCAAAAGAACGAAGTGTGGCCTACATTAAAGAACCAAACCTGGTGCGCCAGTTGGAGATATGCTGGCGGAATTATTGCCGACATGCAGGGCAAGGGTGACTACATTGATTGGTATTGTAGCGGCATCAGTGGTGACTCATTAGACGACGAGCAGTTTGCCCAACTCAGTCACGAACAAAAAGAACTATACTTGCAATCAAAAAGGTATGTTGGCGAAAGCATGGTTACAGAAGAGATTCGTAACGACCTATTTCGACTGGGATGGATTGTGATGGATTCTGAAATTGATGCAGACTAATTTCGTCATAGAAAAAATCAATGCATTTTGATTGATTAATAGCTTAAATAAAAGTACAATATAACTTTACAAGGAGACACACAATGTCAATTACACTCAAAAACTTAGAAGCGGCATTTGCTGGTGAGAGCCAAGCTCACACCAAGTATCGCTACTTTGCCAAGATGGCAAGAGAACAGGGATTTGAAGATGTTGCCAAACATTTTGAGCACACAGCAGATCAAGAATTGCTTCATGCTTGGGGGCACTTAGAATTACTCGTAGGCAAACCAACTACTAAGGAATGCTTAGAAATGGCAATTGAAGGTGAGACTTACGAGTTTACTACAATGTATCCAGACTTCAAACGTGCCGCAGAACTTGAAGGCAACACTAAAGCCGCAGTAGAAGCCGAAACACAGATTGAAGAATCAAAAGAACACGCAGGACAATTTGCCGAGGTGTTAGCCAAAGCAGAAAAACGTTTTGCGGCTTTACAAAAAGTTGAGCAACGTCATGCTCAGGCATATCAACAAGTATTGGAGAACCTATAATGGAACACGTATGCGTAGTATGTGGACATGTCCACGATGAAGAACTAGAAGGCAAGTGGGATGAACTTACTACTGATTTCTTGTGTCCAGAATGCGGCGTGGGCAAAGACGAATACGAGACAATCTAATGCTTGAATGTTTAATTTTAG